ACCGACAGTCACAGAGACGCACCCGTCTTCCATGAATGTCGTAACTGTCTTGGGTGGTTCCATAGACGCATCTACCCAAGACTAATATATACCTAAAAAAAGGGGGCGCAAGGCCCCCGCTCAAAAATCAGCCCTCGCTGAACGGATCACCGCCAACAACGATCCGATTCAGATCGAAGCCATCCTTCTGGACAGTCTTCCATGCTTTCGCCATCGCGACCTCATCGTGCTCGTCTTCGTCACGGGGAACGATCAGCAGCTCGTACCGCACCATGTCAGCCTTGATCTTGGACAGCTCGAAGTCCCAATCCAGCAGATTTTTGCTGTACTTTTTGTTCAGGCCATACTTGGCAAACTGCCGTCCCAATGAAACGTGGGAAACTTCAAGAACTTGAACTGAATTTGTGTCCCAGTTGTAAACAGGCCAAGTCAGACATTCGACAGGCTTGCGCACTGCGGTCTTGTCATAATTAAGACACTGGCTGTAATCAGAGCCCAGTTCGAGCTTGATTTCATCAGCCGTTGGTTGAGTCATAAAACGAAAAGGTTTCATCTTCTCGTTTGAATCAACACCCCAGACAAGCCAGTAGCAGAGCGGGTCTTGCTCAAGCAATGCAAAATTTGCAGGCTTGCCCTGTTCGAGCTTTGTGTAACGCAGATAGCTCTCGGTTGAAGAGCCTCCTTCGTTTTCGCTGTTGAGAATTGAGAGATAAGAATCGGAAAGATTCACGTTGAGTTGCCTCTTTAGTTGCCGCGCCAAAAACTGACGCCCCAGCAAGCTAGGTCGGGTCTGTTGGACTTGTCAAGTTGCGGTAGGATAAAAAAATCCCGACCGATTCTCGCCCAGCTCAAGCGAGAAATAGTCGGGAATCATACACACAACTCTCGAATAATACACGATGTTTTCGGATTTCGTCAAGGCGCTGCCTGAAGCGCTGGTCTACGCCGCCATCTATCGCAAGGGAGCCAAGATGCCCTCCGGCAAGCTGGCAGGCGGTAAGAACCCGACCCAAGAGTCCTTTGACTTCAAGCTGGGTCCAGCAGACGTTGCCCTCGCCGCTCAGCGCAACCCTGACATCCAAGCCGTTGGAATCTTCACCGGCATCCGTGGCAACGGCATCGTCATCCTTGACGTTGATCGCAACCTCAACAAAGTTATCGCTCGCTGGGGTGACACCCTTGAAGGCGCTCCAAAGGTCACGTCAACCAAGAAGAACGCCGCCAAGTACATCTTCCGCGTTCCAGAAAACCTCTGGAATGAAGTCGAAGGTCGCGGCCTCGGTGATGACGCTGACTACGAAATCCTCTGGAACAGCAAGCGTCAGGGCGTTATCTATGGCGCTTACCCCGGCGGCAAAGTTTCCGTACCAGGGCAATACGATCTAGAAGGTGATTTAAACCGCATCCCTGTCGCACCTGACTGGCTGCTGGCTGAGATGAAACAGCCGCCTAAGGCCATGATCAAACGCGACCTTGACTTCACTGATCGGACCCAAGATGAGGTCTGTCAGATCATCAACGATTGCCTCAAGGTCATTCCGACTCAAGGTAAAGGCAGCCGTGATCATTGGGTCAAGGTTGGCATGGCGATTCACTCTGCTCTGCCCAACGACCTCGGTCTTGTGCTCTGGTCTGCTTGGTCCTCAGAAGACCCTGACTTCGCCCATGAGTGGGCTGATGGCGAGAATCCTTGTGAGGAGACCTGGTACTCCTTCAAGGGCTCTGGTGTTGGCCTTGGCACCTTGATCTGGATGGCTGATCGTGCTGACCCAGAGAGGCACCGATTTTCGGAAGACACAAAAAAGATCGTAAAAGCCGCTGAGGAGAAAAAAGTCCAGGAATACCGTCAGGCCACTCTCGACTTCGAGGAGGTCATGCGCCGTGCCAAGCGCATCCTTGAAATCGACAACCCAGCCGAGGTCAATTACAAACTCAACTCTCTTGCGCTTCAAGCGGGCTATCGCGATCAGTCATCTCTTGAAAAACTGATCGTTGATCAGATCGCTTACGAGAAAGCACAATCTCTGATGACTGTTGAAAAGTTGATGGAGCTGGAAGAGAAGCGTGGCTACCTCATCCCCGATGTCCTGCCCCACCCCTCAGTCATCCTCATCTACGGCGCTGGTGGTGATGGCAAATCAACAGCGGCTTGGGCGCTTGCAAAGCACATCGCAACTGGCACGCCATTCAAAGTTCGTGGCGCTGCCGTTCCAATCGAGCAAGGGCCTGTCCTGTTGCTCAACGGTGACCAGCCTTTGATTCAGCTCAAGGAACAGCTCATCGAAGCTGACTTCCCCATCACCTCCGACACCTACATCCAGACGGACTGGCAGCTTCAGCGCTACGCCCAGTTCATCAAGCTGATGGAGACCTACAAGCCCAAGCTGGTCGTCATCGACTCGTTGATTGGCTGCTCCGGCGGCAAGGCGTTCGACGAAAACAAATCAGACTTCGCCACTCCGCTGTACTGGCTGACCAAGAACAACGGTGATCTGTTCCCAGCCACCACGATCTTGATCATCCACCACGCCAACAAGAACGGTGGCTTCCGTGGCACCTCAGCCATCCGTGACGCCGTGGATGAGACCTGGAGCCTCAAGCGCCCAGAGACTGATCCGCAGAAACGCTCCAAGCAACAGCAACAGGTCCAACGGCATGAGCGGTTGATTGAGGTGGAGAAGAGCCGCTCAGGCCGCTCTGGCACCCATCTGATCCTTGGTCAGGACGATGACCTCAACTTCTACATCTCCGACTTCACGCCTGAGATGGATCCTGATGACACCGCTCCATCATCAGTTCGTGGTCGGGTGCTAAATCGCCTTCGGACGGCTTATCCCGAATCCCGTTCCAAGACTGATCTGCTGGCTGATGCAGTTATTGCTGGCTCTGCTGCTGCAATCAAGAAATCGCTCCAGCGGCTGGAAGCTCAACAGCTGATCGTCTCATTTGTCCCAGAGGGTTCTCGTTCCAAGGAATACAAAGCCAACCTCGCGTGTGGAGAGGTTCAGAAGGTGTCCCCCTTTGGTACGTATGCCAGTGCTGGAGCGGATTCTGATGGGGGACAAGACGAGGGGGACAAGCCCTTGTGTCCCCCTTTGATGGATGGAGCGGTTGAGATTGAGCTGACTCAGGAGGAGCGGGGACAAATCTGATTGTCCCCCCATGGTGTCCCCAAGCACATCCGTTGGCACGACTGGCATTTGGGCTGTGGGGACACTATTTGACATCTATACGCGCGAGAGATGGATTGGAGCGAAATCTTGAAGCGCAATGGTGTGCCAGAACCGCCAGGCCGCAAAGAAGCACTTGATGCGGCAATGGAGCGGTCACGCGCTAGGGCGCTGAGGAAGGCGAGACCGCCAGCAAAGCGAAAGTCAGCTAAGAAGCCACGTAAAGCTTCGTGATAAGGCGTGACACCATTAGTAGTGTCACAAAGCGTCAGTGCTTATCACGTGATGTCAGTAGCTTTCACGAGTGATCAATTCATCTCACCCGTGGAACATCCAGGTTTCTGCCCAAACGCAACGATGAAACAGGAGATAGTTTCTCCTGAAATCGCGGCTCAATACCTCCGCGCCAACATCGTCAACCGCAAGCTCCGTCCCACAGTCGTTAAGCGGTACGAAGAGGAGATGCGCCAGAACAGCTGGACACTTACTTCTGACGCAATCGCCTTTGACGAAGACGGCAATCTCATTCAAGGACAACATCGCCTCAACGCTGTCGTCAAAACTGGACTCGCCCAGGTGTTTTGGGTCGCCAGAAATATGCCGAACGACTCAAGACAGAACCTTGACTCCGGCTCCAAAAGAGAACTTCATGACCGCCTCACCATTGCTGGTCACAAGATTTCCAGAACGGTTGGCTCCACCTGCTTAATGCTCATCACTCCTTGGCAGGATGGAAACGTCGTCAGATCTACCAGCCCAATGGTTCGCCATCAGGTGAAAATGATGCACAATCATCTGTACGAGGAACTTGAATGGATTGACGAACAATATGGATCTACCAGCCTCAATTCCTGTGAACGCGCCGCTGGAACGCTGCTTTTAAAGGCCAGTCAAGACTACAATCTTGTCAAAGACTTCTTCTCATTGATTAGAAAAGGATCTGATTGCAGTGGAACCGTTAGCCACGGACAAAAGAGTCCCATCGTTTATCGTGACCTGAAGCTAAAGTGCAAAGCTACAAGGAAGCCCACTAACTCCATGGCTTTCTATCGACTCTGCTCCTCCTCTGCATTCAACCTCTTTATTCAAAAAGATGTTGTTGTCTTGAAATCTTACGCAAAAAATCCTTTCATAAATACTGGAGTTTTTAACGGCCTTCACTTTGCTATGTCAGACAAATGAAAGAAGATCTTCAAAAGAACTACGTACGAAGCAAGGTTGTTGTGCCCATTCGCATGACACCTGAAGAGCGTGAACACCTTGACAACCTTTACAAAAGGTCTGTCTACAAGTCACGCAGCGACTATATTCTTGCTGTGCTCAAGAAGTCTTGGCAAGACTAGCTTTTGCTCAAATCACTTGTCGTCTTACCGGGGGCATAGAGCCCCCTCTTTCTTTGATGAAAAAAGTTGAAACCCTTCTCCCAGAAGAGCTAGTTGAAAGCCTTTCTGCTGAAGCCAAAGAAAAAGGCATCCACAGGTCAGACTTGATCCGTGAGCGCCTCATGCAACCGCCCAATCACCTGGGTCTGACCACGAATGATTTTCACAAAGCTGTTACGAAGGTTCGTCGTCGATCCAGCTATGGTCTGGATAGGCAACAGGCTGAAAGCCTTGTCGCCACTGTATTCAACGAACTCTTCCGTTCCAGCGATGGGGACTAAAAACGTTCATCTGCATTACTGCCAGATCGCTGACGAACACTGTCCTTTGGCAATAACTCGCTTCACATCATTTGATTTGGACGACAAGCCGCTTGCTGTTGAACAAGTCACTTATGAATCCAATATGGATTACATGGAGCGACAAGTTATCAACGCATTGCGTTGCAATGTAGAGGTCAGCATCCTTACTTCAACGCCAATTCATGAGTTCAAAAGATTGCATCACATCTTTAACTGTGACAAATGAACGTACAAATCTTTCGGCACAATGCTGAATGGATTGTGCTAACCGAGTCCTACGCGCTAACGTTCCACCAAACGCTTGCTGGGGCGATGAGTCATGCCGCAACCGAGATCGGGGCGTCAAATCATCATGGAGCGTCTCACCAAAGCAATTCAACTAGCGACAACAGCTGACCTTCAACGGGCAGCAATGTTCCTAGAAGGCGCAAGAAAAGTCAGACAAGGCTCTAGTCGTCAGCGTTCCAATGCTCGTTCTGCTCAAGCAACTGCTTGGAAGAAAAAGGTTGACGACTCGATAACATGGTAACATTCGTTTAGTATTTTAGAGCCGATGGCGACGAAGCACGGCAACCGGGTATATATCCAAGTCCTACTTGAGCCTTTTCGTGGTGAACTCTTTATGCAAGAGGCTGAAGCTCAAGGCATCAAACCATCCGCTCTGATCCGCCAGCTGGTCTACAACTACTTGGCAGAAAATACTGACGAGCAAGCTTATTGCGATGCTCTCGTCAATGACAAGCAAAAGTGGCAAGACGCTGTAGACGCCAGGCTGGAAGGCAGGGCTAAGAATCGCCGCTCCAGAGTTATGCAGCTTCAGCAGGACATCGACGCATCAAACTCACCGATGTGACCCACTGCTTGCTTCAGCAGCTTGGCCTGATGCCAGTTGGTTCGCACCAATGACACGCATAGCTGCTTTAGAGCATCTTCATCACCACAGCTCTGAACGTCTCGAACGGTCCGCTCCAACTCCAACTCCTCTTCAAGGCTTTGGTTGACAATCATCCAGTCAGCCCAGCCCATAGCCCTGAAGATTCTTATCA